ATCCAAGATACTGTGTAGTATGTAAATTCATCTTTCATTATCCAATTACTCCTGTCTTTATATTTAGTCTTTGCTGACTTGATAAGTGATATAAATTGCACCACTTACAGTAATAAGCTCTAACTGGTATCTTACCAGCTTTCTTTTTATTATGTTGGGCATTTACTATTGAATATAAAGCACCCATTTTTGTGTATTTGCGTTTTTTACACATATTATTCACTAGCTTTCTTAATCATTGCTTGCTTATAAGCCATAACCGTTCCGTCAAACATAGCACTTTGGATTTCTCCTTGTTTAACAAACCCTTTTTGTTCTAATTGAATTACTTGTTTTGTTAATCCTTTTAATGTAAGTGCTGTTGCTACTTTAATTTTATCCTTAGGTCTTCTGTTAAATAATTTCATTTATTTTTTCACCAAAACTTTCTATTTTCGTGTCTTCGTAATTAATTATCAAAAACACTCCATTCATTTATCGTAAATAATTCAAAGCCATTTAGCTTACTTTGTTTTTCAATTTCTACTTGGTTTCTATCTAGGTCTGTCAGCAGTTCAATTACAGGCATACCGTTGTCAAGCCACCTGATGACTGTATTAGCTTTAAGACCGAAATACTTAGCACATTGAGCCTTACAGCTAAAGTGTAGTTCTTCTTCCGTCGTAGGGTTATAAGCTACTACCTTTATAGCTTTTTGCATTTCCGTTATTTAACCTCCTTTTCTATAAAACTATGATATCAAATTACTTTATATTTGTCAAAAATAAAGTATTTTTAATTATTTTATTCCTTCCCAGCGTTCAAAATCATCAGCTAGTTCTTGTATAAAGCCCATAATATCGTCAGCAGTGTACTCTGTAAGCTCATTCTCGTTACTTAAGTTAGCAAGTTCTCCTGCATAGTCTAAGGCCTTGTTACGGTCTTTGTCGTAGCTTTCGCCATCTTTCTTGCCAGCTCTCACTAGATACTTCAATACCTGCATTGTATACCACCCTACAAGCTCTTCGTAGTTAAAATTATGTTTCAAGTATTCGTTAAGTTCTACACCGTATTCGTTGGCATAGTGCTTATTTTCTTTAAAATTCATTAGATAATTCCTCCAATCCATGTAATAAGCAACGTTGCGATTATACCTATCCAAGTGATAGCGATAAGTGTAAGGCCGACACCTGCAGCTATCATTAAAGTTTTTACTGTATCTTTCATTTTGTCCTCCTCTATTTATAACTCTATTCTATCAAATTACTTTTACTTTGTCAAACATTAACTGTTCTTTGTCTTTCTAATTTGGTAAAATTTATTCCAGTTTTCTATAAGTTCTAGCAACTTAGGTTCATCATATTCAGTAAACAGTTCAATCTGCGATGTAAACCAGCAGTGCAAACAGCGATTGCAACTATAACAGATATTCGTGTATCCTCTACAATCTTTGCAAACTCCTAAGTCATTACTCGTTGGAATATCGAAGCAATGGCAATATCTTTCGTCATTTAAGTATTTACTCATTATTTGCTTCCTTTCGTTTTAATCAAGTCAACTAATGCAAAGAACGCATATAATCCAATTCCAACTAATGTTATTATAATAATTTTACCAACTACTGATTCAATACTCATTTATTTCTCCTTTATTCTATATACTATTATAAGCTATTTTCTTTTAATTGTCAAGCGAAAAGCGCCATGGACCACTAATAAAATAATTGTTATTATAAATAATGGCGGAATAAGCACAGTTACCGCAAACCAAATGATAGAAACTAAAGTATAAATCATAATTTTTAATAGTGTTTTACCTGCTGGCGTATCTTGGAACCTAAGTTCTGTATAAGTTGTTTCTTGTTCTTTTTGCTCCTCAAAAATAGTTTCCGTTTCATACTGGTTTCTACAATAATCACATTTACCATTAGTGAAATTTGAAGCCCCGCAGGTTACGCATTCAATTAGTTCCATTGTTGTAACTCCTTTCCTTAACTCGATGTATTAAGTATAATAAAAAAACTCTAAGCTGTCAAGCAAAAAGTTTTTATCATTAATTATTGTTCTTTCAATTTATTCTTGAACCAGATGATTCGTTCTTTGAACCAAGCGTCAACTCCTTCAGGACGTAGCCATTTCCCTTGCTTAACTCCGTTCTTTTCCATGAACTCAATCACTTTAGTTGGAGTTTCTAGGTCGTCCCACATAGTATATTGTTTTGCTGCATTGAATTTACTAAACATTTCAAGCGTTTCGATGTAGCTATCTTTCAGGAGTTCCGTGTCAAGCAATTTTTGGGCTTTCTCAGCACGTTTAGCGAGTCGTTCGTTAGCTTGTTCAAGTTGCTCCTTTTGTCGCTGTAAGCTCAAATTATGGTTAATATAAGCAATTTGCTGTGCATGTCTTCCAAGTTTGCCCTGTGTATTAAGCTCGATTAGCTTAGCCATTCCCTCGCCAAGAATTTCATCAGCCACAAAGTTATACTTGTATTTTTTGTTTGTGTTTCGTACGTAGTTATCAAGCGTTTGTTTAATTTTAAGTTTTTTGTGTAATTCTCTTAGCGTTGTCAATTTAATACTCCCTCATATATTTTACCAAACTTCAAAGCATTAATTTTAACTAACTGTTTCAAGTCTGATATAAATTGTTGTTCTTCGTCAAAGTCAAATGGCATTGATACGTTATCCTTTATCCAAGTGAAAGCTCCGTCAAAGTCTTGTTTTAGTAAGCTCATCTTATCCACGATGTCGATAATTTGCTCTCTCTCTTCTGCTGTATACATAAAACCAACTTTCTAGAAAGGAAGTTCTGATTCATCAACTTCAATCGGTTCAGATTTTCCAAATAAGTCCTGTTTAGCTTGTGATTGACTACTATTATCATTAGAGATAAACACTTTTTCAACCGTAGGGAAAACAAAGTTATAATTTACGTATTCGCCTGATTCCTTAGCTTGTACACGACCGCTTACTGTTACTGTGTCTCCTAATTGAATGAAGTCAGGCAAGAAAGCCGAACCATACGCGACTTTTACGCTAGACCCTTTTTCTTTTTCAAACAATGGTACAGAAATAATTTTCTTGTCGCCTTTTGCTGTGCTTACTGTACGTGTATTTTTTTCGTTTACTTGTGCTGTAACTGTGATAATTGCCATTTAATTATTCTCCTTTTTCTGCTTTTTGCTGTGCTAACCAAATCGTCATGATGTCGGTAATTTCTTTTTTAGTCTTATTTTTCAAGCTGTCAATATTTTGGTATCCTAGTTGTTCAGCTCGTTTGATAAGTGGTTGAATCTCTCTAAGTCGTTGCTTTTCAGCTTCAAGTTCTTTCTGTTCTTCTGTCAAGTCAGGCAAATCTTCATTTGCGTAAATGTATAGCCCTAAACCATGACGAGCAATTGCTTTAACAAGTCCACGCTGAATGGCTTTATTTACGTCCATTGAAGTCAGTTTTTCAACTGGGATAGATTGATTGCGATAGTCCATCACAGGTAGATACTCAATGTGCTCTAAGCCCTCAATAGTCATTCCAACTTTAACCCATGCTGTGTGACCGTCTGTGTGATAATTTAGCCCTTGCTCATTTTCATAAACTTTACTATTAGCTTCAGGATATACTTTTTTTACCTCAGACCATGCAAATGCCCAACTAAGATAATCTAAATTATTCTTTTTACTTTTCTTGTCATTGACATTAATGACACTTAAAGTTTCAAATACGCTCATTTTCTCCTCTTTCTACAATGAAGACGTCGCCTTGTCTTGTAATTTCAATATTATACTTAAGCATAGGCAGGATATAACCTTTACCCCAATAGCTCCATAATTCGCTTATCAAGCCATATAGGCACTCGTTAGGCCCAACCCTATACTTTGTTTCGTTCATCTCTTCGAGCTCTTTAGATAGCTTTCTTACGCCTCTGGCATAATGTTTACTAGCTTTTTCTTCTGCTTTTAAACTTTTGAAGTTGCTTTTCATAAATGAACTTTCTAATATCGTCTTTCTGCTGTTTTTCCTCTTTATCAGACCAGCCAACCTTTTGACCTTTTCGTTTGCCACTTTGGTAAACTCGCCTGTTGTCATCAGGAAAGCCATTTTTCTCGAAGTACATTCTAGCATATTCAAAGTAATTTAAGCTATTGATATACTGCTGACTATCTTTTTTATGATAATTGAGAGTAATTAATCGCCTTTCAGCTAGTGATTCAAAAGATGTTATCATTAGTTCTCCTTTATTTTTATATATACTATTATATCAAAATTATTTACTGTTGTAAAGTATTAGATAATATTTTTTTATTTATTTCTACTTTTAATTGTAATGCTTTAATCAATGCACGCTTAGAATAATCATTTTCGCAAGCTGTATGCAATTTCTTTGACTGTCTGACTAGAAAATCAGCACGACCAAGCCATACTTTGGAAAGTTCGTCATTATGCCATTCAGCTTTTACCATTTCTTCTAATGCACGATATAGCCAGCCATACACTTCAGCGTGTAAGTTAATTGCCTTGTTTTCGTAATTAATCATTTTCTGTTACCTTTCCTTGTTCTTTAGCTAAGTCTAAGAAAGCCTGTGCCGATTCTTTCGTTGTTTCGATTGGAGTTTCGGCCTTTACTTTTTCAACTAGTTCGCTATCTGGTTCTTTTTTCGATTTATTAACGCAAGTAAATACCGAATCAACGTATGAAAAGTTTAAATCATCGTCAAACTGATATCCACGCGCTTTGACTGATAACTTAGAGAAGTCGTTATGCTTGCCACGTTTAGGGCTTAACATTAACATAAATTCCGCCCAAGCTGTAAGAGTAGAACCACCCAAGGCATCGCTAGGCTTTACCATATATGCTTTATCGTCCATTGAGTTTGCATAAGCTGATTTGTTTGCATGAGCTACCAGTAAGAAAGTTACATCTTGAAAGAGCAACTTCAAGCGTGTAATTCTCCTAAGCATTGGCTCGAAGTCTTTACCGTAGATAATATCGCCATTTCTTAGCATTGTCATAAGGTTGTCTAAAATAACGAACTTGATATCATTTTCTTTGATGTACTCATACAATAAATTCATGTGGTGAGAATCATCAAGCATAAACTCGCCACCTGTTAAGAAATGCAAGTCTTCTGGTGCAGTGTCTTTATTTCTAAGCCTTTTGTTTAGTTCTCTGTCCGTGTCCTCATTGTCGATGTATAGTGTCTTACTACGCTTTGTATCATAACCAAAAAAAGGTAACCCTTGCGACACCATTAAAGCCATGTGCATTGCTAGAGAGCTTTTAAACGACTTAAACGGTGCTACAAGTATTCCAGCTTGTGAACTTGGCATTAACGTATCAATAAGCCAGTCATCTTTTAAATTTATTAAGTCTTCACGCTCTTTTAAGCGTTTGGCTGTCTGTACTTTATTAAATATGTTAGTCATTTATTTCTCCTTTAGTATATAATAACAAAAAAGACTTGAAAAGTCAAGCCTTAAACCTATTAAGTTCATAAATATGTAGCCATAAGCAAATGAACCATAATAAAGCAACAATTAAATCAATGACTTCTCCTGTAAACCCTGAATATCCAAATAAAGCTATTAGAATTACATCAAAAATAATCTGTAATATAGTTATACTTTTCATATTTTCTCCTTTTCTTATACCATAGTATCAAATTATCTTACATTTGTCAAATATTAAATTCTATTATGTGCTACTTTTTTACATAGCCCTTAGCCCTTATCGTGTCGTATAATCCCAGCAAGTTAAAAGAAAAGACTACTTAATTTCAAAACTTTTCCATAAATAACTCTGTCAGACTTCTACGCGTCACGGAGTGTTTCTGTTCACGACACTCATGGAACTCATAATCTTTTATTTCATGCTACGCTCTAGGCTATTTTGTAAAGTAATCACATTTTCAATTGAGTCTAGGTTTTAAGCAACTATCCTGACCCTCAAGCGTAAGATTATAAATGACTTTCGATATTTTCAACTTTATTCAATATTGAATTCTCTATTTACATTAGTTACAAGTCATTCAGCAACTAACTATTCAATTACATAGATAATAATAACATAGACATTTTCACTTGTCAAGTATTATATACTTATATTTTAACATATTGCATTTTACACTTTGAGTTATCATGTGTTATGTAAAATATTCTGTTCCCTCTAATTCTCCTAAATAATAAAAGTATGTTACAAATTACAAATCGCTATACAATGGTCTTTATTCTTGTTTTCTTAAACCTTTCACAATTCCAGTACAAGATAAAAAGAGTATCAAACACTCCGGAATTCCTTTAGAAATCTTACAAACAATAAGCTAATTGTGCTTACTGATACCATACTTTACAAACAGGACACTCAATGCACTTACATTCTGCCACTTCTAGTCAAATTGCGGTTAAGCGTAAAACAAAAGCCACTAAGGTGGCAATTTCTTTTTTTAATATAATTTATTTATTTTCTCCTAAATCAAAATGTATTGCTGGCTGATTGTTCCATAGTTCTAATGTTTCCTTATCTACTTCTGGCTGATTCATGTATTCTCTGTTCATTCTAGCTCTTGTATTAGCTACTTTAAGTTTAATACGCTTCTTGTATTCCTGCTGTCGTAAGTACATTAAATATTTATCTCTAGCCATAGTTACCTCCTATAAAGATTATAACACAAAATACCTACAAGGTCAAGCATAGCTTACATAACACAGGATAACACTATCCCAAAAAGTGCGTATGCTATAATAAGTATATCAAGTTAAGAGAGGAAAGCAAATGACAGAAGAACAGCTATTATTCAAGCAAGAAACATTGTCAGAAGTTGACTTTAACGAGTTCTTACTTAACGCTGTTGAATGTGGTTTGATTAATCTTGATACAGCTTTAATTTTTAAGGGAGAATAAAGAAATGAATAAAGAGCATATTTTATCACAAAAAGAAGTATTAACTCCGATTGAGTACGAACACTATGTTAAACACTTATTTGATATTGGCGAACTAAGCAAAGAACTTTATATTGAATTGAGTTCTGATTTATGAGCAAAGCCTTAGCGATTGACTTTAGCACTTCTAATACTGGTTATGCGTTTCGCAACCCTTTGACAAATGAGTATGTAGTTGGTTCAATTGCAGGTGGTAAAAGTAAAGACCCTTTGGAACGTGCAAAACTAATTGCTGACGGTATAACAGAAATCATTGAGCATTACAACTTGTTTGACTACTTTATTTATATTGAAGAACCTATCATCACGTTCAAGTCTAAGGGTAACATCTCATTGATTAGAGCTAACGGTTCATTCTTAGGAGTCATGCGTAACCGTCATAACATTGGGTATGTTGATATTCCAAACAGTAAATGGTGTGGGTATCATCTAATTAAAGGTAAGAGTGCAATGCGAAAAGTACAAAGCATTGAGATACTCAAGAGTTATAACATAGTACCTGATGATGATATCAATGATGACCAAGCTGACGCGTTCTGTATCTTGCTCTATGTAGAAAGTCAGGAGAATAAATGATTGTGATTAATATTGCCTTGGTTATTCTAGGCATTTTATATGGTGTAGGTTCAGTTACCAACTTTAAAGAGTGGTACTATCGCCATGACTATCTAGCTATTGCATTGAGTGTATTTACATCTATCTTCTTAGTATTGGCTGGTGTATTAAACATATTGAATTAAAATAATAGGTGTACTGATTGACGGTACTTAAATGTTATAGAGTTGACAGCCTAAGCAGAGGGTGTAAGGTGACGGGAATGCCTTGGTTAAATGAGTAAATAAACTAACAGCCCTTTGCATATTGCGAGCATAGTATAGTGGTAATGCTACAGATTCCAAACCTGTAAACGTGGGTTCGATTCCTGCTGTTCGTGTTATTAGTACCTTATCCAGCGCATTAGATAAGGGCATTGTTATAGGATATAGCCAAATTGGTATGTGGTAGTCAGAGTCGCAATCTGGTACTGGTTCGATTCCAGTTGTCCTAGTTCTCCTTTATTTTATTATATGTTATAAGTTATAGTTCTTATGGCATATAATAACAGGATATAATGTTAATGGTAGCATGCGTGTTTTGGGAACGTGTAGTGTTGGTTCGAGTCCAGCTATCCTGATGAGTGGTGTATAGTCCATAGAAGAAGTGCTAAGCTATTGCGCAGTACCTTGGCACAACTATATAAGACAGCTGTTAGAGTAATATGGTGTACTGACGTGGTGTAGGGTTCGATTCCCTACTGCTCTATAATAAGATACCTGCTACTGATAGTTAGGAATAACAAGATGAGGTAGTCATAGTTAGCAGTATAGTTTAATGGTAAACGTGGGTTCGATTCCTACTACTGCTATAAGATAAAGGAAGAAGCAAATGATTATATTATTATTATTTATTATTATGTTGTTCATTAGTCCTCGTATAGCATTGTTGTTATTGCTGTTGGCTATTAACCCAGTGTTCGTATTGCTATGGCTATTGGCATGGCTTGCTATTAAGTTATGATGATATGACGATAAGCTAAGCAATAAAGTAATTAGGAAAAGAATTAAAAATAAAATAAATAAAGATATAAAAATTATTTTGCAGGAAAAAATAAAATAAAAATATTTTTCCGTAGGTACCCCCCCTTAAAT